GTTTTTTAAACATTTATCTTTTGCTTCATCGGTCACTGCATCATTTAGAATTACGTTTTTTATTGCTGCCATGATTTCTTGACCAGCCCTTTCCACATCTTCGACAGGAATAAGTTCACCCCGGGTTCTAGCATTGGCAAGTTCTAGCTTGTCGGCTTCTTCCTTGGTTCTTCGCAGTTGCTGCTTTTTGATTTCAGTCGGGTCAGCTGTGTCACTATCCCATTGATTGACTTTCCGCTCTTGCAAATAAGCAATGTAAGCCCGAACACTAGGCCAAAGGTCATAGCGTCCACGTCCTGACTTTTGAATAATGCCGTCAGCAGCTAATTGCTGGACACGAACAGAAGTAAGATTGAAAAGCTTTGCAAGGGTCGAAACTGGAACAGTTGGTGATTTCCCGTTGTCTTTCGCGATGTTATCCTTCTTCGTCATTATTCTTTAGAAGGATGGAGCGCATCGGTCGGAGTTGCACCGCCCTTTCCAGACTGGAGGTCTGGCGTGTCACTGGTTTCACTTGATGCGCGTTTTTTCGATTTGCCTTTATACATTCCCGCTCCCATCTCGTCAATCTTTGAAAAAGGTAATATTGGAACAGTCAAACGCTCTTTTGCTTTAGGGTTTAAAAAATAAAGATATCTCAATTGAAAACCCGGAATAGGCACAAATCCCGCCGCAGAATAAGCTTTCATTGAAGCTGCACCCGTTGCGCTATTGTTTCCACCCTTTGTCATTGTGGTGCGGCTTATAACTTTCTGGGCTTGTTGTTGTTGTTGTTTGCTTTTTCCGTCCGTCAAAGACATGCGGCTAAATTTCTCTCCAGTTGGAGCTGCCCACATTTGATTATTCTTTTTAATTGCTGTTAAGAAAAACCCGCTTGCTCGATAGATAGTGCCGTCCCCACATTGCGCTCCATCCGCAAAAGAAATCACCCATTCGATGTGAGGGTAAGTCTTGCGAATAATACGCATCGCAACAGAAATCGCTCTTGATTCACTGTTTCTTGGCAGCCAATCAGCAAACGCCATTCGATTAAGCTCAATGAAACCGTTCCAACTAGTGTCTCGGACTAGCCCTTGAATCTTTCGCTTATCAAGAGACGGGCCAAATTGCATTGCACCCCCGCATTTCCCATCAAGAAAAACGCCAAAGTGAAGTTGAGAATTTTGGACAACCTTGCCGGAATAGTGACATGATTTCACAATCCTTGCGGCATCCTTGCTTGAAATTGGCTTCACAATAATTTCCTTTGCCTTGCTCATGAATTAGCCCGGTTAAATGATTGGCAAATAAAAGCAAGGGCGTTTCCATTGCTATTTTCGTTTACTCCGCTTTCCCCGTGTCCCATGCTTTTTGCTTTTGCAATTGCGGCTTGAACCTCTTCCGCTTGTTCGTCGTGAACCGTGAATGTCATTTGCTGGAATGGTTGCTTGTCTTCGTCGGAAAGCTCTGGCATAGCCGCTTCTTCAATTTCAAATGCTCCAAGTTCTTCTTCATTAAATCCAGTCAGGGATAAATCAAAATCCATCTCCCGCAAGTCTGACAATTCAATGCCAAGAAGCTCCTCATCCCATTCAGCATTGAGTGCCAACTTGTTGTCAGCAATGATGTAAGCCTTTTTTTGAGCATCAGAAAGATGCCCCAAACGGATGCAAGGCACTTTGCTGATGCCAAGTTTCTTGGCTGCCATTACTCGGCCATGCCCGGCAATTATGTCATTGTCTGTTCCAATGAGAACCGGGTTGGTGAATCCAAACTCTTGAATGCTGCCAGCTATTTGAATCACTTGCTCTTCTGAGTGTGTCCGGCTGTTCCTTGCATAGGGTATTAGCTTGCTGACTTCTAAGCTCTCAAGCTCTTGGGGTTGTTTGGGTTTCTTATTCATCTGCAAAAACAAACTAGCATTTGAAAAAAGTTTTGACTAGAAAAATAGCGTAATGCCGAATGACCATAAGACGATGCTCTGTATAGGACCCTTACTCACTATAAATCAATACTTTAGCGTTAACTCAGGTTGGCACTCCAATATTTTGTCCCTCTTCGCAAGGTTATCCTTTGCCCACAAGGGTTGTAGATTAGAGAAGTGAGACAATTTTAGCAACTCCTCTTCGTTTTTTGCAGACGCTAGGGGAATGATGTGATCTATATGCCAATCTCCCCTATTCTCCCAAGACATGCCTTTTGTGAATTGGTTTTGGATATGGTCCCTAAGCATGGGCCATGAACACCCTATAATCTCAGCTGACCGGCTTTTTTTCGTGTAACCCTTTTCACTCAAGGCAGACCACAATCTAGAACTCAACCGATTCCTTAGAACTCCAATTGGTGTTTTTCTCCAAGCCCTATGCCATTCCTTTGAAGCATTGAGGCATCTCTCCCTGTTCTCTTGATAATACGCCTTAGCTTTCTTTTTGTATTCTGGAGTTGAACGTCTAACTTTTTCACGCTCAGCAATCCTCTCCTTGTTTTCTTTTCTGTATCTTCGATTCCTCTCATTAAATTTCTCACGATTTTTCAATCGGTGATTTCTCTTTCTCTTTCTTAACGTGTCTTTATTCTTCTCCCTCCACTTCTTGTTTGACTCTCTTACTCTTTCTCTATTTGCATCAGCCCACCTCTTTTGCTTTGCTCTCGCCTTCTCAGGATTATCCTTATGCCATTGCTTAGCTTTTTCTCTATTGACCTGTTTGACCCATTCTTTGTAAGTTTCTAATTTTGTCCATTCTTGGCGTAATCCTCGCCACACATCATTAAACTCTTCTTGAAGCTTCTTTGCCTTTTCTCGCTCCTTTTCTCGCTCCTTTCGCAATATCGCGTTAACCTTCTCCCTATGGGTAATCCCTTTGGCCTCTCTCTTGCATGGTATGCAATTGCTTTGCCTTCCGTCACTCTTACTCTTGTCCTTGTAAAATTGGCTTACTGGCCTTTCTTCTTGGCACTTACTGCAAACTTTGGTTTTCATTGTTTCTTATTAAGTAAAAGTGTAACTAATCGCCCTGTTCACACAGTCTCTAACTGTATATCTCTTATCTTCTAAGCTCATCCATTGCCCTTGCCAGCGCACTTCTAAGGCTTTGCTTGCTGCCCCGTTGACTATCTCAGTGTACGCTGTGTCGTGCTGACCTATGACAGCCAGTGAAACCTTACCGCTCTGATGTAAGGTATCAACAACCCTTTCCAGTGCTGTCCTTTGCCCGTAGCCAATTGGTGGAGCGTTCTCGTTCTTAAACTCAAGGAAGACAAAGAGTTTGTTCTTTATCTCAAGGAAACCATCCACATCAGTGGGGCTTGCATTGCCGTAGTTGATGCCTGTAAGGTCAATCAGTTGCGCTGCTCGTTCTGGGTGTTCTAGGTGTCTAATCATATTTTGTGAATCGTCTCAGCAATATACTTAGAGCGGCTTAAATCACCCCGGATTGCGTCCAGCTTCTCCCATACCGCTGGCGGTAGGTTGATGCTGCTAGTCTTAACAGTGCGGCCCTTGCCGCTGCCCTTGGGCCTTCCAGCCCCCGCTCGTTTTCCTCCGTGTTGTTTCTTCATTTTAGTAAATCCTTGCTGATAGCTTAATGACTGGCACTAACTCTTGAAGTGGCTTTTGATTTTGCACGTCTTGCTCAAGTGCGCTTTGTGCTTCTGCAACCCACCTTGAAACAGGCAGGTGAGTCATAGCTGACACCATGACTGAGTCAGCATTTAATGCACCGTGTGCATTTGTGAAGTAAAAGCAACCGCTTCCGTTGCCGCCTTGTATCTCAAGCTTAAGGTGAGCGATGGCTTTGTTAATTCTTGCTCTCATATCTGTTAATGTGATGCAAATTCAATAGCTCTTTTGCAAGTATCAAAAAAGAAATAGGGGCAGTAATCTGATTGCATATCTGGCAAATCATCTTTTTGCCTGACAGAAAAATAGTCAACATCCCCATCACAATTGGCTTGGAATTCTATAACGTATTTGCCGAATTCTCTTTCGGCTTTGTAACAGTTCCAAGGTTTGATTCTTACAGCAAAACCTGATTTCTCTAACTTGTTTTTGGCATTCTTTAGTTTCATATCAACGTGAATATGGGCTATTTCTTGAATGATGTAAACCCCTAAAATGAAAATAATTGCACAAAAAAACGGGGCAGGGAATTTCTCCCCCACCCCGTGAATACACACACTTACAAATTTAAAACGGGATTTCGTCCCCGTCATCTATATCGGCAGCTACTTGCTCCCCGGTTGGTCGCTGACCAGCCCACTTGCCATTCCCTAGAATAGCCCCTTTGACGCCTTGCTTACGCTCTTCTTGGCTAACGTCTTGGACAATCATGCCGTCATTGCCGTATTGGTCAGGCTCATCTTTCAGCAGCACGGCAGCATTAAGATAAACGCCTTTTTTGCCTTTGTAGAGCTTGCTTTTGTCGATTTTGCTGACGTCGAGCGACAGCCGTAGTATTCCTCCCTTGTTCATTTGTTTTTTTATTTTGGGTTGTTTTTTTGGTTTCATCACTCAGCGCATTCAATACGCCAAGCAATAAGATTTGTGTAATGCTTTCCATCTTTTCCACGGTTTCCTTTAATATCGTAATAGACTTTCACGAAGTCACCCGGCTGATAAACGCTTATGATGTCAGCCTTTTCGTGGTGCAGCTCAAAGACCAGCTCCTGAGAATAAGCCCCGGGCGTTTCAATGACAAAGCGCACTTTTCGGAAGCCATTTTCATAGGCTTCTTCTGGTTGGATTTCAAGAATCTCACCCAGCTTAGTGTCTGGCTTGCGTTTCATTTCGTTGTGATTGTTAGGTTTTTAAATGTTTTAGCAAGTGTTTTTTTATGACTCGCGAAAGTAGATTTTGTCTGCATCTCTGACAATTGGTAGCAGCAACCCGGAGCGTCCGGTGTGCCTATCTTTCTTGATTGTGATGCCTGTGACAGAAAGGTAGTCGTCATCCTTTTCATCCATTTCTTGCACCAGAGAAAGCACGTAGTCAGCATCTTCGTTGATAGACGTAGCATATTTCAAATGCCCTTCCTTGTTTTGTTGTGACAGCACAAAAATAAGCAAATCTAATTCCTTGGCAATGCCTTGCAAAGCGTGTGAAATCTGAGTCAGTTCCTGTTCCTTGCTGCTTGCGTCAGCGACTTGAATTAGTTGCAGATAGTCGATTCCGATTACCCTAACGCCGTGGCGTTTATGCGCTCGCCGTATCATCGTAATGATTTGCCCGATTCGCGGCGAGACTGGCTCTTCAAAATGCAAGGGCATGGCTTTAATGGCCCTGTAAGCCTTTCTGAAGGCACTTAGCTCTTCTTTGGATACAGTTCGCCTATTTTGCTTCCGGGCGTATGAGAGCGGGTCTGAGAGCAATTCAGACGGTAGTCTGCCATATGTCCCTATGAACCGCTGCATGATTTGCTGGGCAGTCATCTCGCAAGAAATCATTAGGCATGGTGTCCCGGTGCTGGCGATGTCGGTCAGGAACTGCCCGGCAAGCAATGTCTTACCGCTTCCGGGGAATCCGGCAATAACGCAATACCGTGGCGTTTTAAATCCCCGCAAAGCTGCCGAAAGAGTAGACAGTGAAACTTCAAAACCATTTGGCTCAACTTTGCCATTCACCAAATCAGCAAATTCATCGGCCACTGCTTTGAGCAATGTTGCCCGGTCTCGGGTCGTCTCAGTGTCGGTTGCTGACTCGGCTACTTCTGTCATAGGTTGCCCGGTTGCTTCGACGAAGCCTGTTTTGTCGTTCATATCGGCTGCTCGCTCTGCAAGGTTCTCGGCTGCATCAATCGCCAGCCGTCTGCTGTGACAGTCCCGCATGGCTTCGATGCTTTGCCCGAAGTGGCTAATGCTTGGCGCATTTACTAAAATTTGAGCAATATCAGCCACGCCGTCAGTTCCGTTAATCATGCCGCGCTGCTTGAGTGCTTCAACGGTCAAGGACAAGTCCCCTTGAACATCAGCCGGGAGCTTGTTGCTCGTTGCAAATTCGTAGAGTCGTCGGTAGTGCTGAGAGTAGAACCATTCTGGTTGTATCGGTTTCTCATCCCAGCCGGGTAGTTTCTGCATCACCACGCTGAGAACATATTTTTCAGCTTCTAAAGCTGTCGGTTTTTGAATTTCATTCATAGCATTTCTTTAGTCAGGATTCTTGTTTTTTTCTTTGCTGGCTGCTCAGGCAAGTCCAGCCACTTTTCATTCTTCAGCCATAGGTGTAAACCCGGGACAAAGCTGCCACCGTCTTTTGTCCAGTCATCGCACTTGTTCCATGCTTCGATTGCTTTGACGATTGTTTCTTTGTCGGGCCTGTCTTTTTTCTTAATCTTTTTCCATTCATCGGCCACCTGTTTGCGGCTACTTCTTCGCCTTGCTCGCTCCGGTGCAGAGTTCCAGAATGACAGAAGCAAATCCTTATCCAACTCCTCCGCATTTGCGGAGTTCTTAGTTATCTTTTCCTTTCTTTTCTTTTCCTTTCCTTTCTTTTCGTTTCGCTGATGGTTACCCATATGGTTATCCTTATGGTTATCCATATGGTTTTCTTCCTTTATTCCATCAGGGTTTTCAGTTGCCTTGACTTTTTTAGGACGACCGCCAAGCTTGCCTTTTTCGCGTTTAGATTTCACTGCTGCTTCGGACTCAACCGGGTAGAATTTAACCACTAAGTTTTCACCTTCAAAACAGTAAAGCTCGCTAGTGGTTTTCACTTCGTCTTCAGTCACTCCAGCAAGCTGTTGCCACTGCCTACTTTTCCAATTTTTGCAGTTTTCAATCGTTCCGCTGTTCTCTTGTGTCGCACACCATCCAAGTAATGCCAGCCATGTGGCTCGCTCTACCGGGTCGGCTCCAATAAACTCAACACCGCGCAAAATGTCGGTGTGGATGTTCAAATAATTCATTCGTTTTCAGTCTCTTTTTTGGGTTTCGTTTCGTTGCTCATTGAGCCTATAAAGGTCTCCTATCGTTTTGTCTATTTTCATTTCCTTTGTCATAAAAAATTAACCATCACACCGCTCGCATATCCAACCTTGAGTGTGATTGTGGTAAAGATTCACGCCACATTTGCAGACTTTCTGCTCGGTATCAACATAATGCGTCAGCCGGGCAACTTGGCCATTGTCGTAGCTGTGAATGAATGCTTCCACCGCTTTCGGGCTGCGATAACCCTTTTTTGCATGCCAAGCGTCACTTGCTGACGGGCTGCGAAGATACTCAGCCGTGACTCCAATGAAGTCCTGCCCAGCCATAAACTTTGCTGTTTGCTTGTGGTGAATGTGATGTAAATAAATGTAGCGGTGGACGCTATTGCTCCACATCTCCGGGCGTTCTGTAGCCATCAAGAGCGGCGTGTCTGCGATTTTCGCTCCATCGCCGTGGGAAAAGCTTAAAAGGTTTTTGCCGTAAGCGGTGTATTTTCGATGAGCAATTGAAACGTCAAAGGTGATGTTTTTGGATTTACGGAAATAAGCTTTGATTGTTTGGGCAAGCATGAAGCCGCTCATAAAGTCATGGTTTGACGGGCAAAAAATAATCTCAACATCGGCCAACGGTAAACATTTTTCAATTGCTCTGATATACATATCCCGGGCCGCCAAAAAAGCATCATGCCATTTGCCATCCATGTCTTGGCTGGTGCCGCTAGTGGTAACCGGAGAGCTTGATGAGTCGATGTGAAGGCAATCGTTTCCAATCACAAAGATGATTTTTTCCAACGGAAACCCGGCAGCTTTTTGAAGGAGTGAATCAATGCCAGAGTCAACAATGCTGACGGCCTTTTTTACATCATAACACTCACCGGATTCATGGTTTACTGCGAGCTTGCCAACGTGGATGTCGGACGGGTCAAGGATTAGGCAATGCGGATTCTTGATTTTGCTGCGCTTAATCTTGCGAAACTTTGGCGAGTATCTTTGAACATCCTTGATAATAGGGTCAAAGACATCTTCTAATTGCAAGCCGTCAGTTTTGCTGAAAATTGAAAACTTTTCTGATTTATACCAAAAATGCTTTACGTTGGAGAGCGGCAACCCGGCTTCATCGCATTGGTTTACAAGCTCGCTTGCCACGCCCTTTTTGCGCAGCTGCTTTATTAAAGCATGCTCATCTTCAGTAAGTCTAATTCTTGGAACACTCATTCTCTTAGTCGTTTCTGGGTTCGTTCCCAAGCGGGAAAAAATACTTCATCCATGCACCTTACGACGGCTTCCTGCTCGTAATTTTCACACCAGCCAACGCCGGAAAGCAATAATGAAGCTTCAAGCATTTCATGCCGCAGAGTTGTCTCTAGCGTCCAGCCCGTGATTTCTTTGCTTAATAAAATAACCCGGTCGTCATGGCGATACTGGCCAAAGCAGTCGTCTAGCTCTGCACGTTTTATTTTAATGCGCTGGCCAGCGATTAAGACACTTTGCGGGAATGACATTTTGAAAATTGGTAATTTTTTAAGCGCGGCTCATGCACCACGTTGATTTGCCGAGCAAGTTCTAGATAGTTTTCATCTGGTAAAACGTGCTTGCGGCACTTGCATTCAGCAAAGGTCACACCCGGCTCATATTGTAATTGTGGCTGGCACTTGCACTTGGGGCAATTTGAGACAAGCCACTGAGCTTGGTTGAGTTCATCGTGATGTTTAGTTAGTGCGCTCATGCTCGTTGCCAGTGGTGTCTCGCAATTAGGTATGCGTCAATTATGCCATCGTGTGGTTTTTTGGAGCGTTCGCTTCCAAGCCAGTTTTCATCCGGGCAAAGGCGGCTTGCTTCACGTAGGGCAAAAGCTTTGGTTTCACCCCTTGGCACCTTGCCAAGCATAGCCTTTTGCCATTCCCTAACTTGCACCCTTACGACTTCCTGCACCCGGCTCTCTGCCATGCCTACGAGCTTACCGAATGACAAGGCCATTGAACGCACTGCTGCACTACTTTTAGCGTGCGGCAGCGGTTCTTCAATGGCTAAGATGTAAGGTGAATGAAGGTCACACAGCCAACGGTAGACGGCCAGCGAGTCGACTTCCCGCTTCTTGCCCACCTTTTTGGTCGGCATTTTGATGCGGTCAATCAAATCACCGTTGTGGGTTGAGATTGCTGCCAACCCGCCGTCTAGGCCGTTGTCTATGCCTACAATTATCATTTCAGCTTATCGGCTAATGCTAAACCGTCAGCGGTTGGGTGATAGGTTAGGAAGCCACCATTAACGGTTGATTGAACTCTCTTGTGTTTAATTAAACCCAATGCAGTGCAGCGTTTAATGGTTGCCCTTACTGTCTCATTTTCGACTTTGCAAACATCGGCCAACTCAGCGGTTGAGATGCCCGGTTGGATGCAAACGGTTATAATGATTCGGGCTTGTCTAAGTGTTCTAATGCCGTGCTGCTCAAGCAGTGTAAAGTTGAGCAACGTCCGAAAGCGAACGTCTTGCTGGAATGGGTTAAACATCGTCTTCATCTTGCATCGATGCCCAAACCGGGCGATTTAAAATTGGTGTTTCGTTCTCTGCTAGCATTGGCCAATAGTCTTCCTGAGCGGCGTGCTTGAGTTTGCCGAGCAATCTAAGGGCAGTTTTTAGCCCTGCCGCAATTTCGTCCCGGTGCAACTCAGTCACGCAAACTTCATAAGGTGGCTGGCTCGACTGCCAGACAATCTTGAAACGCTGCCGGGTGTCTTCCGGGTGTGTTGAGTTCCAGAGTGCTAGATAAAGCCCGGCTTGAACGTGATAACCGAAATTTGCAATCGCCTTGCTGAATCCTTCAAGCGTGAAGTCCATGCCTGTGGTTTTCAAATCAACAAGGTAATCTTTGCCAACTGGAGCAAGGTCAACTAGCCCTTTAAATTGAACGCCGGAAATCTTCGCGCCAATGATGACTTGTTTTAGACTGCCATCAAATATTTCAGCAGATTGAACATTGGTCTGCATTAGCATCTCCGATGCCTTTACGCCTTCATCAAATTGCTGCTGAGTGATTATTGTCTTTCCAACTGCAAGCTGCTCATCACGCCATTCCTTGGCTTCCTTTGTGCGGTAGCTTGAGAAAGGTGAAACTCTTATCTCTTCTTCTACAAGCTCCGGCGTAGTGGTTAAGCAGTCCACCAAGCTGCCCCACTGCATCGCTGGAGTCGGTGAAAACTCCCGTGGATGGAATCGCCATTTGAACAAGCTTGAACTGTTAAGCTCCCAGAGAACTGATTTTGAAAGATATGACTCCGGCGCAAATATGTCGGCCCGGTTGCATTTGAGCAGTGTGTGATAGTCGGCACTGCTTACTTCGTGAATCTTCATTGCAGTGGTTCAATTGTGTTTTGAATTTTGCTTTCAAGCACCGTCTTTGCCTTAACAAAATCGATTTTTGGAACGTCCTTAATTAAATCAACTCCAAGCCACTTCAAGAATTTGTCCTTGTCTGAGCCTGTCTGAGTTATTAGGGCTTCCAGCTTCTTAGCTTGTGCCGCTGTAATTGTCTGCACGGTGTGCCGCGCTTGGTGGCTGTCGCTGTCTTCACTAGCGTCAAGGCATAGAAGCCCGGCAAGGGCATATTTTCTAGCGTAAGATGATGCAGAGCCTGATATTTGCTCCATGCTCATTCCCTTTCTTGAAGAGTCTAGTTCGGCGTAGCCTGTGCTTGCTAGTGCAGTCTCACCGTCTGAAATAGTCGCCGTTGCTTTCACAAATAAACGGCCATCAACTTCATGCAAGTCGTCACTAATGTTTAAGAGTAGCTTGTGCTTTTCAAGCAATGGCTTGGCCGCTTGGGTAATGTCTTCAACATTGCGGTAGTTGAATTTGGCAAAACTATTTTTTCGCCCTTTCGGTGTTTTTAATTCAGCAATTAATGCAATTGCGTTTTTTGGTGTTTTCATTGGTTTTTTCTGTTTTGTTTCTTGTCGGCTCTTTGCTTGAGCTTTCTAAGGTGTCTTTGATTGCTGCGCTTCATGTTAAGTGCAACAACTAAAATGGTAAATGGAGCCATTAAAACAATGGCCAATATGGTAAGAAATGGGTGATTCATGCCTTTAAATGCAAACCGTTTGGAGCGTAAGACAAACCTTCCTGTATGTCGTCTTCTATAAGCAAACCATTAGTAAAAGCCTTTGCTTTTAGCTTAGAAACTGAGAATTTCGACTGTCGCCAATAGCCTTCAGACTTGCAATATTCAAAGACATTATCGCCTTCTCGCCTCCACGAAATCGTAAGCGGGCTGTAAAAGTTCTTCCATTTGCGACTCCTTATGATTGTTAATTTAGTTTTTTTCATATCATTTTTAGTTGGTTGCCCGTCTTTCCGGGCTGTCAGGTGTAGATTTAAGACGCACCACGGTCCGGTAGTAGGCTACCAGCCGTTAAACTTGCCCGCCAGCCCATGCTAAAAGAATCATAATTGCAACGTAAAGGGCGGCTTGGAGAATTTCTTTAGTATTCATATCGCCGTGAGAATATACAAATGCCCGGCGGGTAAAAGACTTTTTTTATCCGCTTAAGCCTTTTTTCTTTAGAATCCCTTATTTCATAAGGGTTTAAGCCGCAAAATAATTCTTGAGTGCATCAGCGTAAACTTCCGCAAGCACTTCCTGATTGCCGTCAAACAACACCCATTCACCCGGGTTGCTGCCAAAGAACGGCTCACAGATGATGGCAGTTGGCTCGGTCTTTACTAAGAACTTGTAGCCACGCTCACCCACCCGCACCATCTTGGCTCCCCGGTTGTTCTGGGCAGGGATTGACTGCTCATGTTGGTCGGCAAATGCTTTTGCTAACTTCTCTCCGGTCTCGCTGCCGTGATAATAGAGATACTCAAATCCTTTTGCACTTGAACTTGTGTAGCTGTTAAAGTGTAGCTCAAGGGCAACATCAAATCCCCAAGTTCTTTCCCGCACCCAGTCCATGCTCTTACCGTAAGTCTTAAACGGATAATCATTAATGACTTCGGAAGCTATCCCGCGCTCTTTCAGCTTCTCGTTTAAAAATATGGCAACGGCGTTGTTAAATTCCCACTCGCTAACTCCACCCACGCTCTTGGCACCGCTATCGTTAATTCGGCTATGACCTACGCAGATGGCGACTTTCCTGACTGGCTCGGGCTTTGGCTCACTTTTAAAAAACAAGGCAAGCAGTTTTTGAAGAAAAGATTTCATTTGCTGCCGATTATTATGGCTCTTCGATAGGAGTAGTCACTATGAAACTTCTGGCCACGCCCGGGAAGGATGCCTTCTTGAAATTGATAAAACTGGCCATCAATCAGAGTCACTGTCGGCGGGTCGTAAAGTGCGCTCTCGTTCAAGCCTTTTAGCGAGTCGTTCAATGCGCAACTTGGCAGCAGGACTGCCATCAGCAGCAAGCTCATCAATTGCGTCTTCAAGCTCATATATGTAATTCCGTTGCTGCCACTCCAAATGAGCGACAAAGGCTCTCAGAGCGGCTGTGAGCAGCTTTATCACTTATCTTTAGCCTTGAACACGTTTAAGGCCAGCCAATCGATTAGCTTGTATGCCTTGCCGATAATCGTGTCATCTTTGGGCGTGGGTGTCAGGGCAGCGATTGCGGAAGCGGCTGCGATGACTGCGGTGACAACTCCAAAGAGCTGTTCTTTGTTTTCAATAATGTAATCAATCATTTTTTGCGGTTTTTGAATTTCTGCCAAGTGTTGGCGAGTGAAAGGATTCCAATAATTAAGCCGATTATTGCAGAGATAAAACCAATGGCCATCTCAAAGTAATCAAAATAGGCTGAAATTGCTGACCAGCTAGAAGCAATCATACCTGTCACCGGATGCGTCAAATGGTTGTTCATTGCTAAAGTTCGTTTTCTGGCTCGGGCTTAATCGCTAAAAACTCCAGTTGCGTCAACTCCTGCACTCCATCAACGCCGTCGAGCATCGCGTCATCGTTGGCTGTGAATCTCCAGCAGTCGATGGCAATGAGTTTACCACTAGCGTCCGTAGCTTCTGCCAGGTTAGCGACAGGTGGAAGTCCGGTGAGCGTTGTGCCTTGTTTGTTCGGGTAGCCACGGTCAGCGTCAACAGCAGCCACGAGTCCTGTGTAGACATCAGGTTGAACAACATAGTATCGAAACCCTGTGTCAGCGCGTGACTGCTCAATGTCTGTAAGTGGTTGTTGTTCGTCGTCCATTAGTCAGGTAGTTCAAGTTCGTCGAGAAGCTCTAGGTCTTCTTCGATAGGCGGCTCCCATTGCAAACGCTGCAAATAAGTCTCAAGGTTTATCTCTTTGATACCCTCCAAGGTAAAGTCGTCGGTCTCAAGGATGCCACTGCGCTTAACACAATACAGTCGGTCACTGTTGGTCTCTGGGTCGAGGAAAGTGTTATCCCACAGTGCCAACCACCGCTCAGTGCCGTCACCGTCAGGTAAACCTCGGGCTTCGTTACCGGATGACGTAAGTGTCTCGTAGCTGTCCTTGTTGCTGAACCTAAAGAATCTATGGGTTTCGTCTGTCATTACTTAAAGTGTTACGTTGTTCACGATGATGCTCCAGCCTTTGGCTTTGAGTGATGTTACTGCGGCGTTCGTCGCGGCGGTTAGTGAGCCAGTGGCTGTATTGTAGTCGATGTCGATGCCAGCGTCAGCCAAAGCAGTTCCACCAGATGCTCCGGTAGACGTTGCGTATTGGCCTGATGCGTCGATGGATGTCAGTATGTTCTCGACCGATTGTGCGGTGAGTGACGTGCAGAAAAGCCAAGTTTCATGGAACACTTGATTACTAATTGAATCAGGATTCCAGTCTTTTAAGACATCATATGAAAAATCAGTTAAACTAAAACAAGCAAGCCAAGTTTTGTAAAAAGATGACCCATTTCTTAAAGGTGTACTAAATGACGTTAAATCTGTAGTAATGAAAGCTTCACCAAAATTAACATTACTAGCATTTGTCCCGAGTTTTGCATTTTCAGAAAACTGCGTTAGCTGAGAGTCATGCCAAGCCGCAAAGAAATTTGTTCCCGTGCTCAAGTCTAAAGCAGGGAAACTTGTGAGTCCACTTGACCGCCATGCGCTCGTAAAGTTCACATTGCTTGCCGCCGTGCCGAGCTTTGCGCCAGCCGGAAATGACGTTAGGGCCGAGCAGTTTTGCCATGCGGACGTAAAGTTGGTGCAATTAGGAATCTCTGTCGTCCTAAAATCTGTAAGTGCGAGGCAGTAATTCCAAGCAAGACTAACGTCGGTAGCAGATGAAAGTCCGGGGGCATTAAAAGAAACTAGTCCGTAGCAATTTCTCCAAGCATTTCCAAAATCTGTTGCTCCCGTAAAATCTACGGCATTAAACTCAGTAATATCAAATCGTTGAAACCAAGCGTTGTTATAACTACTAGCTGTTGCTGCATCTGACGCGCCTCTATCTATTAACAATTTCCTCGCCGACTCAATGTCAGCACCTGTTGCCGAATCTGGTAAAAGTAGCATTCCGTAAGAATCTCCGACTGACCTGTGACTGCCAGCGTTACCCAAAAGATTCAGCTCAGTGACCGCAGTGTTGTTCACGCGATACGCAAAGGTTCCGAGTGACGTGCCGACGATTTGCCAGCCTGCTTGGGTTGTCGATGGGATGTCTAGGTGGTCAGTGTTGTCTGCGAAGGTTACCTTGAATCCATCTGAGACAGGTTGGTCGTTAGAGGTGGATTGGGTGGCTTCGATTGATGCACTGTCTCCGTTGTCGCTTCCAACAATCCGACCGCTCCAAGCATTAGAGCCTGATGAAATCGCTCCGACTGGTGCTTTCTGTGCATCGTAGAAGTAGTATCCAAAGCCGTCCTTTAGGTCAAACACGTTGTTCCTATTATTAATATAATTACGAACGTCGTCAGCTTGGTCGTCGGTGATGGACGCAGGGAAGAGCGCAAGGAACTCTAGGTCAAACGCTGTGTTAAGTCCATTAGTAACTCGCTCGGCTATACTAAACTCTTCCGAGTTTATTGTTGTAGTTGCGCTAGAAGAAAGCAGGTCGGCGTTGTTAATCTTTGAGATTTGAGAAC